CCTACAGAATGGAAAGGGGTAGACGATTATATCTTTCAAGAGCCAAAGGCAAGCTTTGAACTCCTTGAAATGGTTCCACTCGAGAAGCTTGCAATCAATCGCACGCTTCTATATACCCAGCTTGAATGTAGTCTTGGTGCTAATGGCCAGCTAATAGCTAATGAACTAAATGCTGCCAAGCTAATAGCCTACCATTTCAAGTCTTTACAGATCCTTAAAGATAAACGTCTTGGTTTCATTGATGCAACCCGTCGAGTTGTATCACCAGATAAACTTGCATCTACAGCTCTTCATTATCTCCAGGGCGACATCAGCCCTCGTTATCCTTCAGGAGCTATCCATGGAGGCTTTACAGACTATGTAGCTTCGGGTAATAATGAGACCGACTTGGTTCAGGACCTTGTTAAGACTCGTCTTGTTTGGGATGGTGTTGAGCGCCTTGAAACTTGGGGTAGCGAGTATTTCGAGACAGACTTGCCTAAGCTCGCGAATGAATGGGGTCGAATCTTGTTTACCTCATTGGTCTCGCGTATACTTGAGCCAGGCTGTAAAGTAGATACTGTCTGTATCCTTAATGGCCCGCAAGGAATCGGCAAGACCACATTCTTTACAGAACTTGCTACTATCGATGGCTATAACTTCTATCGAGCAATAGCAGATCTACCTGGATCAACTGGTGATGATCGCACATTCAAACAGACCCTTGTCATTTCACTAGTTGTAGATCTTGGCGAGGGAATAATCTTTGAAAGTAGAAAGACTTCGAGCGACAGGCTCAAGCAATTCATAACTGACCAATATGACGAGTACCGCGTTGCATATGCCAAAAACAATACCAATGCACCACGGGGCTATATCCTGGTTGGAACTACAAACCGAAGTGATCAACTAACTGACTATACAGGCTCACGCAGATTCCTGTATCTTAATACTAAAAAGATCAAACGTCTCGAGTATTCAGTTAAGCTTCAATTGTTAGCTGAGGTAGCAGCAAAGTACGAAGAAATTCGGAAATCAAACTGGTATGATCTGCGTTTGGCTCGAGAAGATCTGCCACAAGCATTACAAGATGCACATCCACATATAACCCAGGTCAGCGAGTTGCTAAATGTAGAGCATTACCGTACTGACTATCTAACAGAAACAATTCAACAACATCTTGATAATGATGATGTCTCAAGACTAAATACAGACGAAGTCATTATCAATGCACCATTCATTGCCGCTAGATTAGGTAAATCAGGTGATATTAGTTTTATTGGTTTAGTTGGACGTAAGATAACTGAGCTTAGTGGTTCACCAATCTTTCCATATACATTTCAATCAGTACGGAAGTACGTTAAGCAAGCAGACTTTAAACCAGGTCATAAGGAGGCGTATGTCGGAACAATAACTAATGCACAGGCACAGTTCAGATGTTACATAGTTAAAAGGAAATAGTTATGGCAACCGCAGTCTCTCTCCGTCCACTCTTAGCTTGCACACTAGATGATGTTACCCTTTTACAGCTCCCTGCTATCGGGTCTGCTAAACTCGATGGAATCCGCTGCTGCATCGACAACGCCGTCGCGGTCTCCAGAAATGGCAAACCTATTCGGAACCGATTTATACAAGGCATTCTGGGTCAATCCCATTTCAATGGCCTTGATGGCGAACTCATCGTCGGCCCCCCTTCAGGCAGCGATGTCTTTAACCGCACAACCTCAGGAGTCATGTCCGCCGAAGGCGAACCGGACTTTACATACTGGGTCTTCGACAACCACCTCATTCCATACGCTCCGTACGTTACTCGTTTCAACTCAGTTGCTGACTACCCGAAGCATGATCGAGTCGTTAAACTACCACAAATCTATATCCACACACTTAGCGAGTTGGCTGAGTTCGAACGAAAAACTCTTGCAACAGGATTTGAGGGGGTAATGCTTCGCCGTCCCGACGGACCATATAAGCAAGGACGTAGCACACTCAACGAGCAAATACTACTCAGGCTGAAACGGTTCCGGGACGGTGAGGCAATAATAACTGGGCTCGAAGAGGGGAAGATCAACGACAATGAAGCAGTCACGAATTCTCTAGGGTACATCGAGCGGTCGACTCACCAAGCTAACATGCGTAAAGCTGGCCGTGTGGGCACTTTACTGGCGACTGATCTACAGACGGGGGACCACCTCCGGTTGAGCCCCGGAAAGCTGACTGCAGAACAACGAATCAGGTACTGGGGAATGCCTAGTACCATTCTCATGCGCCAGTGTAAGTACAAAGCATTTGACTATGGGGCCATCGATGCTCCCCGGTTTGCAACGTTCCAAGCATTTCTGGATGGACAACCATGAACCAGAAAATGAAGTTCTTCCCCGCACATAAAGGTAGCAAGGTAATTCCTGTAGGCGTGGCGTTACGGGATCCCTTGTTTTGCCAGATGCTTTTGGGGATTATTCTTCTACGGAATGGCGGTGAAACCATGACTTTCACCCAGAATGATTTTAACGAGATCGTAGGACTGCATGTCCTCGAAGGATTAAACGAACAAGGTCACTTTATGCTCGGATTGGGATATCCGAAGAAAGGCAATGATGAGCTTTCTTAATGGTAATATCAAAGTCAAAGAGTCTGCGGGGGCCCGACTGTTCCCCTTGCAAGCTTATGAGGCAGTGACTGCGTCCTATGAACCTGGGGACCCGATCGGTTATGGCCCCACCCCGGCAGATGCAATCAATGATCTCATCGAGCTCATTCATCTGCATTTGGAGTCCATCGATAACTCTAATCCACAGAGCAAACCATCATGAACGCATTAAAGGCAATGTGGAACGTCCAGGCAGGCCTTATCATTGGTGAACCAATGCACGAGTACTCCAGGTCTTGGTCCTATACAAGTAAAGAATATCAAAGTGACCAAAACAAGCGTGGACCAGAGTTCCAGGAGATGCAAGCAACGGCAACCGCATATGCAACAGACCTCCAAAATGGTGGATTGAACTGGGTCAATCTCACCTACGTCTGGTTGTAACAAAGTGTAAAAAGGCATTTACACGGAAGCAAAATTGCGTTATAATTATTGCGTGCCGCGAAATCTCTCAAGGTACATGGTTCAACGAGGAGTCATATGGCATTCAAGCTAGTCGAAATTGCAAGTGGGAAAGAAGTCAAGCCCGGGATGAATGTCCTGGACTTCCGCGATGAAATCTGGCAGCTCGTCAAGTTCGATCCCCCGCGCACAGCTGCATCAACAGGAAAGGTCACAGTTACTCAAAAAGGTCATAAGTTCGACAGCACGTTCTATCCTTCTGTGTTTGATCTCAAAATAGTCGAGGTTCCAAGTGAGTGAAGCAAAAGACATTGGTGCACACATTGACGCTTTGTATGCCTTGCGCGAACAGCGCCTGGGTATCGAGCGTCGGGTCAAGGAAATGAAAGAGCAAGAAGTCCAAATGCGGAACAGCATCTTTGAGATGCTAGCCGGCATGGGGCTCACAAAGGCAAGCGGGGCTGTTGCTACGGCAGGTATCAAGGTCTCGAATGTCCCCCTGGTCGAAGACTGGGATCAGCTCTGGAAGTACATCCAGCAGACCGGCGAGTTCGACTTGGTTCAGAAGCGGGTCTCTGTCACAGCTTGGCGTGCCAGGTTCGATGACGGGATCACCATTCCTGGTGTCAGCAAGGTCGAGGACGTTGACATCTCACTAACGAAAGCGTCGCGAGGCGTCTAATGACAGAGCTACTTTCAGTAGTTCTCCAGGGCTGGCTGAAAGGCCAGTCCCTTCCACAACAATGTGCAGAGGAGTTGTACAATGACAGATCCCTAGCCCTTACCAAAGATCAGAGGAATTGGTTGTTCCACTTCATAGCGTTGTGGGACCTTACAGAGTCAACGGAGAAAGTAAATGTCAACTGAAGTTGAAAGTTCAGATGTCATCAAGGCAAGAATCCAGGAGCAGCTGGAGCGTCAAGCCAAGGCTGCGCAGTCACTACGGACAAGTGGCGCGTTTATCACGTTCAAGAACGCGAACCTCAAGGTTGACGGTAACCCAGTGCCGAACAACCAGATCGATTGCCGTGTCTTGGCAGCGATCCCCGAACGTGCCTGGTACGACGGTCCTTATGATGCAGACAACGCGCAAGTCCCAGCTTGCTACGCTCTGGATAGCGTCGCGCCCCATCCAGATGCGGCTAATCCTCAGTCGGATGTGTGCATGGACTGCTCGAAGAATAAGTGGGGAACAGCTCCTCCGAGACCTGGTTCGAATGTTCCGGGTAAAGGCAAAGCCTGTCGTGAGGGGGCCCGTGTTATCATCGTACCGGCGGCTGTCCCCCTTAAGACAGCACCCCTCTACACCGCGAAAGTCCCTGTGACCTCACTCGCTTCGATTCAGAACTATGTCGGGCGTTGCGCGGACTCTGGACATCTGAGTGGTGAGTTCATTGCTACTATGTCAGTCACCGAAGACAAAAAGACCTTCTTCAAGGTGCACCTGGCTATCAAGGAACATTCACCTGACATTGATCGAGCGCTGCTTCTCCAGAGGCAGGAAGAGGCTTACCAGTTAGCCTTGAGCCCGTACCCTCAACTGGAATAACCAACGTTCGAGGCGTATACGTGATCAACTTACTTCTTCAGCTGCTAGTACTGGTTCTGATATTTGGTGTCTTGTGGTGGATCTTCACCGCTCTGATACCACTACCGGAGCCATTCGGCAAAGTAGCTCAGGTAATCATTGCGATCATCTTCATACTAATATTGATCGGGATTTTCTTCGGAGGGATCACATTACCCTTCATTAGAAGTTAAGTTCTGCTCTTCCGGCGAGACTTCACAGTTGCCATAGCCGGAAGTTTGCCCTGGTGGACCAGGGCTCTTTTTCCTGGGTTCATGTGAGTCCAGAGAAAAGACAAAGGGACAAAGATGAGAGAAGTAGTTTTTGACTTTGAGACCAAAGAGATAGACGTACTGCCGAAGTATCCACCTAAGCCGGTAGGTCTAGCCATTATGGTCGACGGTCAGCCTCTAGTACCTGATACATTCTATCTTGCCTGGGGGCATGCGAATGGGGGTAACTGTAATGAGGAATCAGTTATTGAAGCCGTCCGCGAACTTGCGGAAGCTGATGACACTACCTGGGTTGCACACAACCTGGCATTCGATGCTGCGGTCTTACAGAAGCACTGGAACATTCGTTTGCCGTGGGGACCCAGAACAGTATGTACCATGCTTCTCACGTTTCTGGGTAATCCATATGGAGCGCTGTCCCTTAAGGAGATATGTGAAGGACCCTTGGGTATGCCGCCTGTGGAACGTGACGCAGTACGGGAATACATCGTGGGCCATGGAATTGGTAAAACGACAGACTGGGGAGCACATATCTGGAAAGCACCCTGGGAACTAGTGGCCGCTTATGCAAAAGGTGACATCGTTAGATGTTCGGCATTGCACAAGTTCTGGAGAACGGTTCCGTATTTGATAACGCCATATAAGAGCAGCAATAATGGTAAGGTCGATAAGCGACCAGTAGGACAAGAAAAGTGGGGGATACCAGCAAAATGAATGCCGAACAACTCGAGATTCAGTTGATGCCCCATATCTATGAAATGGAGCAACGGGGTGTCAGTCTCAATGGCGCAGATCTAGCTAAGGACTACGATTTCTATTTCTTCAAGATGGATCAACTGGATGACCAGATCCATGAACGTCTAGGCAAGGTCTTTGACATCGATTCTAACGAGGATTTGGCTAACGCCATTCAGGCAAAGTACCCCGATGCAGCATTCTTTCCTACACCCGGAGGTGCCAGGTCAGTAGCAAAGGACTCACTGACAAATGCTATACAAAGCGTAGATAAGGATGTCTTAGCTAAGCTCCTTATACGAGGCGCGCTTGCAACAAGTCTACGGACTTTCATTGGTCCGTGGCATAGACAATATCAAGATAATGGCAGACTCTACATCAAGTGGAACCAGTTCCGTAACTACACAGACACAGGAGCACGAACAGGTCGTCTCTCGTCTTCTCCAAATCTCCAGAACATACCTGTTGACTGGGAACAGCTCAAAGGAAGACTCAAGAACTGCGACGACTACCAAGTCGGGTTTGACCTTCCCCAGATCCGCAAATATATTATCCCTGATCCAGGAAAGACTTTTGTAGGGGGTGACTATCAGGCGCAGGAAATGCGCCTGTTGGCACACTTCGTAGGAGGGGCCCTGCTTGAACGCATACTAGCAGAGCCCACCAGTGATATTCACCAAATAGCTGCGGCCATAGCGCAACTTACTAGGCCAGTGGCAAAGACCCTAGGCTTCGCAGTTCTCTATGGTGCAGGAATAGGACGGATAGCCCAATCAATTGATTGCAGTACTGAAAAGGCAGCCTGGATTAAGGCACAGTATCTTCGGGCATTGCCAGAGATCAAGCAGTTCTCGAAAGCAGTTACAGACCAGGGCAAAAGGCTTGGCGGTGCGATCACCACGATCAATGGTAGAAAGTATGTTACCGACACACCTAAGCAGGCGGTCAATGGCGGACGTACGATGACCTACGAGTACAAACTCGTCAACTACAAGATTCAAGGTTCAGCAGCTGAACAGACTAAGCTAGCTATGCTGAACTACGTTGAGAAGAACGAAGGACAACTGGTTCTGTCAGTACATGACCAGTTGGTAGCCCAGGTCGACGAAGGAGTCACCCCCACAAAACTGGGTGAAGCCATGACCGAGGCCTTCGCAGAGCGGCTCAGATACCAGATTGTTGTTGATCTGGCTGAGGGGCCAAATTTCGCCAAAACTAAAGGTGGTGGTACACGTGCATTGGGCATGAAACCTACCAACACCGTAACGCCGGAGCTGTAATGCCCAAGTTCGAAGCCCCCTGGGGTTGGTCTAAACTCGACACTTTCCGTAAGTGTAAGAAGCAGTTCGAGTACCAGTATATCCAGAAACTACCGCAGCCTGGCAATGATGCCATGGCGCGGGGAAATGAAATGCATGAAACCATCGAGGCTTACCTCCAGGGTTGGATCGTGGATTTGCCACCAGAGTTAGCAGAGTGGAAGGAAGCCTTTGACGCTTTGAAGACGTCTAACTTCACAGCTGAACAAGCCATCGGCTTGGACAATCACTGGAACGTCTTGCCTGACTGGTTCGATAAGCGCACCTGGCTTCGAGCTAAGATGGATGCGAAGATTCTTAAGGACAAGGACACCCTGCGAGTCATTGACTTCAAGTCAGGCAAGTATCGTATCCCCTCAGAAGACCAGGTTGAACTGTATGCCATCGTTGGTTATGCGATGCATCCTGAAGTTAAGACGGTAAAAGCTGAGTTCTGGTTCATCGATCAAAATGATAGTTACATGCGGGAGTACAGTGCCGAAGAGCTTGAAAGGCTCAAGACAAAGTACGAGAAGGCAGCAGAAGCACTGTACAATACTGAGGTCTGGGTCGAGAATCCCAGTCGTGAATGTAAGTGGTGCACCTACTCTAAGAGCAAAGGTGGACCCTGCAAGTTCTAACGTTGTGAGGGCAAGTTGAATGTAAAACCACTCGAAGGTACTGTTGAATATAACTGTGTTAAGTTAGCGGAGAAACATCAATGTCTACTAATCAAGATAGAGAAGCGGAAGGGGTTCCCGGATCGGATACTCCTGGCTCCCAACGGGCGAATGGTGTGGATAGAATTCAAGCGGATGGGGGAGGAGCCGATGAATTTCCAGAAACACATACATTCACAGCTGAGATCAATGCATTTTCAAGTGGAAGTAGTCGAGAGCTATTCGCACTTCCTGGAATTGATGCTGTCCTTGAAGGCTTTGCCAGTCCTGAATGGGTCCCCGCCGATTATCAAAGTAGAGGGGTCCAATGGTTAGCTTCTCGAATTGGCTCCGCCTTGTTTCTGCCGCCGGGCTTCGGGAAGACTTCTATTGTATTGGCGGCCAAATTACAAGTAAATACCTACAAGGTTCGGGGTTCGACTTCAGCCAGGATGCTTGTAATAGCCCCTCTTACAGCGGCAGTGACAACGTGGATGGCAGAGCCCAAGAAGTGGCGCCAGTTTGCGAGCATGAAAGTAGCTCTGGCCCGGGGTCCGGAGCGCGAACAGATCCTGATGGATGACTCCAATGATGTGGTTGTTATTAACTACGATGCTCTTGCATGGGCAGCTCCTCTACTCGCACGTGGGCATAACTTTAGCATACTGGCTTGCGATGAACTTACTCGTCTTAAACACATTCAATCAAAGCGATTCAAGCTCCTGAAGCCGTTGCTTCCGAGTTTCATCTTCCGTTGGGGCATGACAGGCACCCCCGCAGCGAACGGGTTACTTGATCTCTTCGGTCAGATCATGGTCCTAGATCTAGGACAACGATTGGGTCGGTACATTACGCACTTCAGAAGTCAGTACTTCTACCAGAAGCCCTGGGATCAGTACCGCTACTATATCTCTGATGAGTCAGCTACCCGTTTGGTTGATAAGATCAAAGACATCTGTATGTACATGGATCCAGGCGAGTTCCTGAATCTACCACCACTTTTGGATGTCATACGGACTACGCCAATGACCCCGCCTATCAGGAAGCTCTACAAAGAGCTCCATGACGAGTTCATCATTGCTCTTGAGATGGGGGTGGTGACTGCGGCGAATGCGGGGGTACTGACTTCGAAGTTAAGGCAGTTCACTGGTGGGGCTGTCTATCACCCTGGAACAAATCGGGTCTGGAGCGAGGTGCATCTATCAAAGGTCGAAGCACTAAATGACCTCGTTGAAGAGATGGCCGGTGAACCACTAATGGTGGCATACCAATTTGAGCATGAGTTCGAGCGTTTGATCAAGATTTACCCTGAGGCACTATTTATCAAAGGAGGAATGACTAAGAACCAGCTACAAGATACAGTTGAGAAGTGGAACACGGGCAGTCATCCACTACTACTAGTACAACCTAGCGCGGCAGCTCTGGGTTTGAATTTGCAGTTTGGCGGTCATAACCTGGCTTGGTTCACGTTGACCTACAATCTCGAGGAGTACATCCAGCTAATAGCCCGGCTCCTCCGGAAGGGGCAGACTAAGCCAGTGATGAACTACATTTTGACAGTCGAAGACACCATTGACGTCACGGTAGCAAAGGTACTGGTAGA